TGGTCAGGCTTGCCAGTATTTTCAGCAACGGCAAGTGCCTTAGCAAACTCTGGCTTGATGCCAAAGATAGGAGCTTGCCGCTCGATTTCTGCTAACACTTGCTCGAAACTGAAAGTTGCCATGATTAGTCATCCTCGTCTTCTTCGCCAGCCAGTGAGATACCAGCAGGCATGTGGCCACTAATAAGTCGGTCAAGTGCGTCAGTACCAATGCGGCGAACCACATCAGCAGGAATGACATATTCGCCGTCAGATAAGCGAGCAGGAATGGAGTCGCTAGTGCCAGTGCCGGGGCCTTTAACTTTGCCACCATCACGGTAGGCACCCGTGCTGCCAACTCCAGAATCCCCATCGACACCGCTAGTAGCAGAACCATCGGCGCCAACACCGCTGCCACTTCCACCACTACCACCAGGTCCAGTACCCCCGCCAGCTGCAGTTCCTTGGCCGCCAATGCCAAGACCTGCAAGACCGTCATTGCTGACATTGGATTGCATACCAGGAACTGAACTCATACCGATACTGCCAGGAGCACCAGGTACTGACATGCCACCTTCTTGAGCTTCACCAACAAAGCCAGTGTTGTCTGCACCAGTCAGACCAAGCGTTGCTAGCAGATTAGTAATTGCCAGCGACGGCAGACTTTTGCCACCAGTTGCAGCGTTAGCAACAGAAGTGAGGCCAGGAATGCCAACAGGTCCAAGCATCGCAGCAATGGCAAAGCCAAGAGCAGCAGCATTGTTGGTTGCAGGGTCGCCAACCACAGAAGGTACAGAAGTTGCATCGCCAGCACCAGTGTTAGCATCATCTGCTGCGTTAGTTCCTGGCTGACGAACCGGCTGTGGACGCGGGCGCATCGGCATAACATTGTTAGCACGAATCTGTGGCGCCACGCGAGTAGGAGTTCCCATGTAGTTCCGATTACGTTGCATCGGACTGCCGCCATCTGCATAACCATTAATTTGCTCAACAGTTCTAGGAGCAGAACCTTGAAAAATACTGGAGCTATTATAAGCACCCGGATTGAATATCAGATTTTGCAAATTTTGCAGTAGCACTTGTTGCTGCGTCATATCTGCTGCAATTCCTTGAGTAGGAGCTCGTGCTGCTTCCTGCTGAAACATGGAAATAATTTTACTCATGTCCTCACCAGGATTAAATCCATGTTGGCCTGCCAAACTAAACAGTAGTTCTTTGTACTGAGGCGGCATAGCACTCATATTTTTATCAACGTTCAAAACACCGCCACCTGCACCTCGACGAGCAACTCGTTTGCTGCCAACATGCCCGCCATCAGCAAATAAGAAACTACCAAGGTCAAGACTGCCAAAGTCTGCGCCAGTTCCAAAACCGGGGTCAAAGAAACTGAAGTCAAAATCTGGAATAGCTGCATCGAAGCCAATATCAGAACCAAAACCAAACGAGTCAGCCGCGCCAGCAAGCACGTCAGTTCCAACGCTGCCAAAATCACCCGCACCACCAATGTCAGGAAAGGGCTGCGAAAACTCAGGAAAGCTGTCCATTCCGCTGCCAGTAATGTCACCAACAGGAATAGCAACACCGTCAACTACTGGAGCCATCGCACCAGATTTCAGCCAATCAAGTTTGCCCAGCTTATCTAACTTATTAACACCAGTACCAAGCAAACTCAGTAGCAGCGGATTGACGCCTGCCTTGTTAGTTTGCGTAGTGCTGGCGCCACGAGTAGCTTGTGCGATGCCAGACCCAGCATTCGCAGCAATCTGCCGATTGTTAGTCTGATTTGTCAACACTGCTTGTGCTGCTTGTGAAGACAGCTGACGGTTCAAATCGCCAAGTGCAAGAGCAAGCGATGCATTACCAGTAGTTCGCGAACCGGTAGCATTTGCAAATGCCTGAGACAGCTCCGGTACTTTCGTTGCGCCTTCCTGAAAGATGCTAGCAATTAGTTGCTGCATTTCAGGAACTCCTGCTTTGGATGCGCCCATTGCAGAAGTAAACAACTCTTCCAACGGAGCAGTAACTCCTGGAGTTGACGAGGAAGTCTGCTTGCTGCCAAGCAGTTGAGTCAGCAGTTGCGGCAGTTGACTTTGATACTGAATTTCCGTGGCCATGATTTTCTCCAGATGCTAGCAGTATCTCACAAAATCAAGATACTTGCAAGTAGGGAATTACACACGACGCTCGAAGTGAGGAACATCTTTGAAAGATTTCCAAAACATTCCAGCACTGTTCTTGGGACTGAGACTTTGCCAGTATTCGCCAATAGGAGTAAGCTCCTTAATATCGTATACCAGCTTGTCATCTTTGATGAAGTTAAGGTCAATTGCCAGCTTCTTCAAGTGTTTGGAATCCATCGTCTTGGAGCGACCAGTTTGCACGTAGATTTTTTGCTGCTCTGGAGTGCGGTGCAGTTCGCCGCCAGTGACTGTGTAACCAAGAGAAGTTGCAAAAGGTACGAGTTTGCACACATCGAGCAAAAATGCTGCTTGTTCTTTACTGAGACTCATTGCTGGTACCTCCCTGCATACGGTTGATGGTTTCATCCTTGACAGCGCTGCCTTTGCTGCTACCAAAGTAGTAAGCTACAATCTGTGCGCTGATGCTAGAAAGCACGCCAAGAATGTAAATGACAATGTCTTTGCGGTTTGGAGTAATCTCTTGGTCTGCAAAAATGAGAAGACCAAAGAGCAGAAAGGTCAGGCCGAGTACTCCAAGTGCCAAATAGGGTACAATTACCTTATTGATTTCAGGAGCATCTTTACTAGTAGCAATTGCAACTTCTCTACTGCGAGCATCTGCTACATCCTGCAAATACATTGCATCTGCTCGAATATCTTGCTCGCGCTGTGCAAGAATAAATTCCTGGAGCATTTCTTCTTTTTCAAGTTCCAATTGTCGAAGTCGCAGTCTTCCTTCATCAGTGCCGAGAAGTTCATCGACATTGACACCAAGCTTTTCTTGAATCTTTTCTTTGCCAGCACTAGCAATGGCGCCAGCGATGATTGGAAGGCCTGCTTTGATAAGCGAGGCAATGATTACAGGAAGTGGCATAACTGCTCCTACAGCTGAATGTAGCTAAGAGGAATGTCCAGTGCTAACGTAGTAGCAGACAGCCCAACTCCTACAGGTTGAATGATGTTTCCTGCTGCTGCGGGACGTACATTCGTAATGCCGCCAGCAACTGCAGGGTCGAGATAGTAAAGCACGCCAATAGCCAATCCACCAATCAGGTCAGTATACGTGCGTAGGTAGTTGATGCTCGCAGTTTCTCCCGCCAAGCAGCTGGCATTTACAATTCCATGCGCCATTGTGCCAGCAGCATTTCCTTGCGCCAGTCTCACTGAGAGCACACCTGCGTTGTTATACAGATTGACCATTTGACCAGCCGTCAAGTTTACGCCAGCAGGCAAATACATGCGAGTGGCATTTCCAGTAGTCAGTGTAGTTGCTGGAGTTAACTGCGGCCACAGGTCAGGTGGGTACTCATCAATTCCTGTAAGCTCAGAGACTTGCTGAACCAAATTGGCAATGGCAAGATGTACCGCTACAAAGCTTTGATAGATTCGTGGTTCCAGACTATTGTCTGGCAGTTGCTGCAAACCAGTGTTAACAGTTCCCATCACTCGCTCCCATCATCGTTAGCTTCAGTGACATAACTGCTAAGAGCAAACGTGCCCGTGATTACGAGATTGAAGTTCAAGCCAATTAGCCGCTTGCCATACTGCTTGCTTCTGGAATTATTTTTTAACAACACCGCAGGTACAGCAGCTTCCATGTTGTAGCCGTCAAGACTTTTGGCAATCTCCAAATTGAATTCATCCGTGTCGCCACTACCGTAGGCACCTTCAATAGTAGTAAGCTGGTGCGTAATCCAATTTGCTCGCAGCAACTGATGCTTGCCAAGAATAAGCACAGCGTCGTGGTCAGTCGTCTTGTCGTAGTCCATCAGTGCTAGCTGAATCTCGCCAGTTGCTTTCAAGAAAGCTACCGTGCGCTTGCTAGTAGGGTCTACGTTCTGAATGTCAGTTACCACAAGCTCATCATAGGATAGAAATCCTAAATCGTCATACGTCTTGGTTCCCAAGTCATCGTAAGTAAGATACTCTGGCGCGGTGTTCAACTGGAATGCAAAGCAGTCAGTGTGTTCAATTGTGAACTTACCAAGTCGCTTTAGTGACAGGTCGTAGAGAATTGCATTGTTGAATACTTTTAACGAACCTAGCTTAGTAGACCCGTAGCTCAGCACTAAGAAGCGAGAAGCAATAAGAACTACTTTGGTATAAAACTCAGGCAACGTGTTCAACGAACTTTGCACCATGAGTTTGGTGCTTCTGTCCCAGCGATTGTCTACACGACCAGCAATAAAGTCGCTAATTTCAGTGTTAGCAAACTCACTACCTTGCAGTGTGATTTTCTGAAAGCCAGACGTAGTCCAAGCATATTGAGTACCAGAGTTCTGGTCGCTAGTGACTTGCTCAGGGGTCAGCACACCGCCAGCATTGGCAATTTCACGGAATACAAAAGGCGCACGTGAATTGTTGGTATAGGTAGCAGCTACTGCGTTGCGATTTGTGTAGATAATGAAGCCGCCGCTCGATGCAACAATAACAGTGATTGGCCCGCGCACATCCTGAGGAGTTGCAAAGCTGGCACCAGTGGTAAGACTAGGAACAAAGTCCACTGGGTCAACTAGTGAACTCCAGTAGACTGTAATGTCGGTCCAAAAAAGTAGATAGTTGTTACTTCCTGCAACTCCACGAATGTCTGCAACGGTTACTCCTGGGGGAAGCGACAATCCAACAACTGGCAAGAAAGTTCCAGCTGTTACATCGTATTCGTAGATGTTATCTTCTGCGTAGCAAACAAACGTACGCCCGTTTACATACGCGCGAGTGACGGTAGTTTCGTCAGGCAATCCAACAATCGGGTCAACGCTGCTCCAAGTTCCTGCTAAGGGGTCAAGAATCCAGTTTTTACCGTTAGAAGGGACAAAAAGTGTATTGTTCTCGTCAGGGTCTCGTAGTACAATGACCTGGTCAAAGTCACTGGCGCTGCCTTCTTGTCCTATCAGTTGTTGGTAGCCTACAGATTGCAGTCCCTCGGCAGTAGGAACTACGTTTTCGCAGTAGACAATCTGCGGAACTCCTACATCTAGTGATTCTTCACTGCCAGAAAAGCCTCTCGGCGTACGTACATTTGGGTCAATCGCAGGATTAATAATGGTGCGACCCTGAATGCCTGCCAGCATTGGGTACTGGGCGGCATTAAGAATCCCACGAAAGCGGTACTTTGCCATGAGTAAGCTCCTCAGAACACTACCAACGCAAATCCTGCATCAAAAGGAGTGGAACTGGCTCGTGCAAAGGTACGTAGACGCACACTGCTAGCAGTAGTTGCAAAGATTTCTATGTCACTGACTGCACTAGTAGCCACTGGGGAGTTATTAGCAATGCTGAAAGCAAAATTAACTGTATAGTCTCCCGTGCCATTATACGTTACGCTGCTAATATTTCCACCACGCAACAAACTTCCTGCACTGGAGACTGTCGCATAAGCAATACCACCAAAATTTGCTGCAGGTGTGTAGCCAAGAGCGCCAGTAACATCTCCGCTGGTAAGACTAACTACTCCAGTACGACCATTGAATGAACTTACCCCCGAACCGCCACCACCAGAGCCCCAAAAGTTGGTAGCTGTTGGTACTTCTACAGCATCTTCAAACAAACAGCCGCCCCAGCTGAGTTCAGTAACACCGCCACTACTGTCAACTTTGTGGATGTACAAACGGGCGCCGCTTGGTACGTAACTATTGTAGCTTTTGAATCCACAACCAGCAATTAGTACCGTCTGTTTGACAGTCGCTGTCTCTACGTAAATATTATGAGTTACAAAGTTGACATTACTTATTCGGTTGAACGTGCATCCAACAATCGAGTGAGCAATAGAGTTAGCGCTGTTTGTCAACCAGACGTCAGCAGTGCCCGCGTTATTTTCAAAGTACACCCCGCTGAGGTTAATCCCCACTCCGCCTTCTGTGCCAGTATTAGAACAAAGAATACCAAAGCGAGTACCTCCGCCACCAATGCCATTACCTTCTACGGAACCACCAAACATTGAGAAGTTAGCTCCGTTAATCAGCCAAGCACCGTACTCCACGTTATTGCCAATGACGCAAGACTGCAAAGTAATAGCATTAGGTGCGCTGCTTGCTCCAGTATCAAGTCGTAGTCCATATCTGTTCCATCGAACTACGCAGGTTTCTAACTGGCTAGAAAGAAAGTTTTCTGCATAGATTCCATAGTCCCATCCAACAATGGTAAGTTGCTGCATGGAAAAGAAAGCTATTCGATTAATCAAAATAGCTTGACCTAGACCGTCTGCTTTTTCTAAGTACAAACCTTCAATCCGCTGGTAAGAATGAAGACCAACACCACTAGGGCCACCTTGCAAATTGATGCCAGCAAAAGACCCATTACCAAAACGAAGTCTTGCAGCTGCAGGCCCATCACCAATAAGAGATGCACGAGGAGCAAAATCAGATACAGTAGCAGATTCGTTTACACTCAATCCAGACGCACAGTAGTAACTTCCTGGTGGAAAATAAACTGTGCCGCCATTAGTTACTGCATCATCAATTGCTGCTTGAATTGCCGCAGTATCATTAGTGACATTGTCGCCTGCCGCGTTGTAAGGCGCAGCTTTGACGTTGTAAACAGTAGCAACTCCACCACCCCCACCACCCCCGCCACTAGCAGAAATTGTTACAGTTTTAATTCCTCCCACAGTAGCAGATGACAGCGTAATATTGGCACCAGCAGCCAGCTGAGCTACTTGACCATTCAAGCGAGTCTTAATTGCTCGCAACTCTGCAGCAGCTTGCTGAGCAGGGTCTCCATTAAGAGGCTTGGATGCATCATATGCGTCTGCCATGAGATTCTCCTATTTAGGAATGTGAGTGAACTGGCTCCAGCCCCACGCAAGAGCACCAGCAATGACCGTACTAATTGAACCGAACAACATTGCTACTTTCCAGCCACCTTCTGCCTGAGAAACCAAATCGCGAATAGCTTCAAGCTCTTCGGTAATTCGATTATCCTTCAAAATCTGCTGCTGCTGGTGAGCAATAAACTGCTGTTGCAATTCAATTAGCCGCTCTTGGTGCGTATGAATGGTTTTAGCAATTTCGTCGGAATTCATTCACTGCTCCTGCTAATTATGGACCTTCCGGAAACGGCAGTGCCGGCGGAGTGTGGCTGGCCGTGTAGCGACTAGCTCTAGTCATTCTAGCAGCAGCAATTTGTCCATGCCAACCACTATATAATCCGTTGAGGTACGCGCCAATAGCACACCCAGCAGCAGGAATTGCAGTTCCATACGTATCTGTGGCTACAAGTACACCATCAAGAAAGAAGTGGATAGTTGTACCACTGCGGTCAAAAGTATAACGGTGCCAAGTAGAGTCATTAGGGTTGAAATTATAATAAGCTCTGCCTGCTCCGCCTAATACTAAGCCTGCCCCCCGTTGATTAGAGCTCTCTACAGTGACGCCACTATAACCACTGCCAGTTCCATCTGTGTCAAATAGAGCGTTGTAAAAAGTATTTCCACTTGATGCGTACGCTTCTACTTCAATACAGAAATCACCAGAAAGGTCAAAATCAGCACTATCTGTGTCTGCTTGCACATACGCATCACCATCACACAGTAACGCTCCTTGCGGTAACAAAGAAGTGCTGATAACTGCGCCACCAGTGTACGTAAAAGCATGGCCTTTACCATCAGTAGCTGCAGTACTGCCGTTAGGCCCTTGAAAATTAAACACCACTGCAACATCAGCCCACAGTGGGTCTCCAGGAGTAGGCGGCCCACTAGTAGCGTCACCAAGTGGTGAACGCAGCACATCACGAAGTGGAGAAGTAAGTACGTTTTTCACGCCACTCTCCTGTTAACCAACGCTGATGTTCAGGGCAACATCAGTAGCAGCTCCACGGAATGCAATTTGCATCTGAGAGTTTTTACCTGCTTCCAGTGTTTTGACTACACAGCCGTCAACAGTATCAGTACCTGCTGTATACGTAGCAATAACAAAAGCAGCAGAATCATCTTGATTGAGACGCTTACCGATAACTGATACACTGCCAGCAGTCCAGTTATTGGAATCACGGCCAATGGCAACAATGGAAACATCGCCAGCATTGACAAATTCAGTGGTGTTGCTACCAGCAGCAAGAACAAGATTTGCAGTCATGATACGCCTTTCGTCCGGATTAGCGCCCGGCAGTGGTTGAGAAATTACGCTTGAGGGTTGGAATTAGGGCAGTGTAATCATTGCCAGGAGTACCAAACAGCATAGTCCTAGCTTCAGAAGATTTTTTTTCATTGCCACTACGATTCCACACAATCATTGCTGCGTACCAAACAATCGGGTCTGGGTACGAATCAGCAATCCAACTATTGTAGGAGTCTCGTGGAAGTGATGGAGATTGAAACCAATCAACATAACAGCCGTAGCTGGCGAGTGACGAATAGATGTTCAGAAGACTACCAGCAAGCCAAGCAATGTTCTGTTTACGAACTCCAGGATAGCCAGGCTCGTACAAGTCACCAACTTCTACCAGCTCGATTGGCGGAGAAAGAATCTGTTCGCCATCGGAGTTTCGCAGGGCAACTGCCGACACATCCCTAAATCTCGCAAAGAGTGCAAGGGTGTCTAGTTGCTGTGAAAAAGAACTCGTGGTAGCAGACACTGAAGTGCTAACAATGTCACGCGGAAAGTGGTCACTGAGATGCACGCTAAGAGTTGCATTGCGAATGGCAACAGCAGTTTCATCAACGTAGTCGGACCGCCCTGTAAGGGTGACTACGCTGTTGTAAATTGCGTCGTAGCGGTCAGTGAAAACGGACATGATTAGCTTTCAAGTATCTGCTAACGCTAGGTCTCTTAACCAGCCGACTGCGGCGGCACATTCTTATTGGCATCAATCGAGCCAAGAGTTGCTGCCATTGCTTCAAGCCGCGGGTTAACAGCTTTGACTGCCAAGTCTTTGACGTCAGACGCAGCAGTTTCTGTGTCAGTAACAACTGGAGAAGTCGCAATAATTACAGCTTCCTTTTCAGGAGATGCCTCTTCCCAGATTTGTCCATTGGCATTTTGAACCATTTCCTGCAAGAAAGCAATTTCGATTGCCTTGTTGGTGACATACGCGCCGTGGCCACCAACAGGTCCACCAAATACCAGCTTCTTTCCAGTAGGCATAATGACGTTACTGCCAGCAGTAAGTGCTTTGAATGTACGAAGTTCTTGGACAGCTGTAGTTTGAACTACCGGCGAAGTTGCAAGATTCATGATTATCTCCAGATTTGACGGGACAGTTGAAAAAGTTTTTGAGTTGCTTTCGGGAAAAAGCACTGGGAATCTAGTATTGCTACCAAACTCCCAGTGCAAAGGATAAGTCTTCCCACTTATCCAGTCCCTAATGGCGATTGATTAGCCGACAGCTGCAGCAGTGAAGTTGTACAGCACTGCGTTAGCTTCCGGATTCTTGACCAGGCAAGTCAGTTCGCTGGTTAGCGTACCACCAGTAGAATCAACACCGTTGTCAACAACCACTTGACCATCCGCGTTGTATTCCTTGCTAACAGTGTTGCGACCAGACATGTACGCTTTGTTGAAAGTGGTCAAGTCAACTGCGACAGCCATCTTGGCCCAAGTGGACGATTGGCCGTAAGCATTGAACAGCGGATGCTCAATGATACGGAAACGCCCACGAGGAATCTTGAAGCTATCAAACTGCAGACCCCACTCAGTAATGCCATTCTCGATGAAGTACGTGCTGTTCAGACGGAAGATATCATGCAGTACGTTACGAGCAGCACCACCAACAAACAACAGTCGTTCAGCAGGCCCCGTGGGGTCAGTAACAACGTTGAAGCAAGGGTCAAGAGCAGCTTTCAGCTGAGTCCAGTTAGTAGTAGCGCCCAGCGTAGTGACGTTACCAGCAGCACGTTGGGTGATAGCAGAAATCAGACCATCCATCGTGTGGAACGGTTGATTGTTGCGAGTACCCATGTACTTCTGACCGAAGAAGAAACCCTTCTCAATGTCACCAGCGTGGAACATGCCACAATCACGACGACTTTCAGCAATAGCAGTGTCACCTGCAATCAGGAAAGTAGCGCGAGTGGTTTCGCTCACTGCCCAGGAGTTGCGGAAAATCTGCGTGTAGTTGATAACACGCTGCGGCAGGATGATGAGCGACTGCGGACGCAGCGATGCTTCTTCGTAAGCATTGCCAACCATCCACAGATTAGTACCATCAGCAATCACTGCAGGAGTGATAGTGCCAATAGCCCGCTGCACAGCAACTTGCGTCGGAGAGATAATACCGGTAACCAGCATGTTCTCGTTCGTAGTATCTGCACGCATCACCATGCCAACCAGAATGTTGGTAGTAGAAACCACGTTGATAGTCGTAGCGCCAACAGCAGTGGAGCCGTTAGTAACCATCGACGGGAACAGCATGGTTTTGGAGAAATAGCCGTGCTCAATCTGAGCTGCCATCTCATCCTTCAGCATCGACGTCAGTCCGAACAACGGTGCTTGACCGTTGGGCATGAGTCGCATGATGGACGAAGAAAAAGATTTCTTCGCAAGGTCCTGCGGGAGTGCCGCAGTATTGTAAGCACCAACTGCCATGATAATCTCCTTGAGTTGGAAAGTTGACAAAAGATTTCTGTAGCTTGGTGCTTACAGAGTGGAACTGCGAACACCTTCCAGCGTAGCAGTGGGGTTTGCCGTGACAGCAATGTTGTTGCCAGTAGCAGTAGCGTTGGCGCTCATAGTAGCAGTACGCGAGTTTGCATTGACTGCAATCAGCGTAGTAGCAGCAGGAATGCCAGTGCCAGTTACCAGCATACCAGGAGCCAGAGCCTTAACAGCATCGTCGCTCAGGTTCGTCAGAACTGCGCTAGCGTTGGTGGTAGTAGCAGAAACAACAACCGTCGGCTTGATGGCCGTCATTGTCACCAGAAACTCGCGCACCAGAGATGCTGCGATGCTGGTGTTGCTGCCAAGAGTCCAACCCGTGTTCGTCGTAATCGTGTTAGCAAACGCCACCGTGTTACGAAGAATGAACGTGAAAGAATCTCCCGCAGACAGCTGCGGGCAGGCTGCTACCAACTGATTGACAGTCGGCAGAGTATCAGCATAGGCACCACCAGGACCAGTACGATTGATGACGCCAGCAAGAAGCGACGCTGCGGTCAGCGTAGAATCACCAGCAGTAGAGTTTGCAACATATTGCAGTTGCGACATTTGGATTTCACCGGGCAACGCTGCTCGAACATCGTTGGCACCGTAATCAACACGACCACGAACTTGCATGATTTTCTCCTAAGAAGTCAATTGAACAAAACCAACAATTAGCAGTTAGCTACCCATCCACGCATCCCAGTCAGTAGCAGCCTTTTTGACTTGCTCTTTCTTAGTTTGTGCTTCTGGCGTAGATTCTACCATTGCTTGCATGAGGCCCGCCAGAAGCTGGTCAACAGTTTTAGCAATGTCTGCCGGGCTAGCGTTAGGATTCTTTTGCGCTTGGACTTGCCGCAATGTAGAAACTAACGGTTGGACTGCAGGGTGGTTGAGTGCAGGATTTTCAACCGGCAAATCTGCCAGCTGAGCGCTGCGGATGTGAGTTGGCAGTGCAGACTTAACTGACTGACCTTGTTTCAGCAACCCCTGGTTCACCATGTTACCGGCACTGGTGATTGCTGCTACAAATGACTTCTGTTGAACTTGATTCAGCAGCTCCATCAGTGCGGCAGTACCTTCTTGACCACCAGCAGCAACTTTTGCTACCAAATCCGGGCTGAGTTCCTTGGTAAAATCCAGATTCTTTGCAGATTCTGCAATCTTAACAGGGTCTAATGTGAAAACAGGTTGTGCCAGCGGGTCAACCGTAGTAATCGGTTTTCCGTCAGCGTCAACAGGATTATTCCAGAAATCCTTGAAAGCGTCAAGTGGGGAACTTGGTGCCGCAGGACTACTAGCAGGAGCAGCTGGCGTAGCAGTAGGTGCTGGTGTGGGTGCCGGAGCAGCAGGAGCAGGTGCCGGAGCACTGCCACCACTACTGGGGGCACCACCAAAGATAGAATCCATCACACCTTGGGGACGATAGTTATTGCCGAATTTCATGAGAAGCTCCTAAAGTTACAGGGGTTGAAGAAAGTGTGAAACGTGCGTGAAAGTTAAACTGGCTGTTGTGCCTGAGCTGCTACTGCATCATCGTGAATCTGCTGGCGAGCTTCTCTGTCATCCTGCAGAATTTGCAGCAACACTTGACGGGCACCACGAAGTTGGCCAAGGTCCATCTGATTAACAATTTGACCAGAAGATGAGATGCTGAATTGAAACTCGGCAATTGTCTCTGTCAGTTCCGTTTGGCGGTGCTGGTAAACTGCTCGCTGCTCTGGTGACAGAAGTTTGGCGCGCAACTGTTCTTTCTCATCTAATTCATACAGGGCAAAATCAGTTTTGATGGGAGTTAGGGACATGATATTTCCTTGTTAGTTCCTGAGTTACGACGCACCCATGCTGCCAGCGTCAGGTGGCGCAGGCTGCTGAGTTGGGGGAGTAGCATTGCCAGACGCAAGTGCTGCTTGTTGCATAGTTTGTAAGTAGGCTGCTTGCTGCTCTGGCGTACGTTCAAAATCTTTAAGCCAGTAGGCGCCTTGGATTTGCCAGAAGTAGAGCATCATACCCATGATGTCATATTTAGCACGAATCTCAGGAACTGCTTGAGCCGTCTGCAAAATGGTAATCAGCACATCGGTGCCAACAAGTTTGTCAGTAGGCAGCAGTCCGTCGGAAAGTTTGAAGGAAATGATTTTCTCACGCAGTACTGTTGGGTCAATTTTGACTGGCTGCTTAGTCAGCGTGTTCATCATTTGCGTCGGCGGCTGATACTGCAGAATGTTGCTCTTGATGATTTCCTTGATGGGAGTAAAGAAGGAGTACTCAAGTGCGATGGCAGCCATTTGCTGGCGCGAGTTGCTATTCGACATAACAGTATCAAACTCGCGTCGCGTCTTATTTCCCTTCTGGAACTGACCTTGCTGCACGCGATTTTGGCCATTAGCAATGTCTGCCATATTAGTAACACTCTGGGAGAACTCCATAATGGCAGCAACACCCTCATCGCGGTAAGGCATAATGTGAACAGCAGATGCCAAATCTTTTGCGTACTGGTTGTTCTTGACAGGAATGCGAGCAACAGGAGAGACGTTATCAATGTCTTGCTTGCGAATGCGATTGCTGTCGTAGAGAATCCGGTCGTAGACTTTGCGACGCTGCGATTCCAGTGCGGAGTTCATCAGCGAACTTGCCAGATACTGGTACGGTTCCACATTCTGAGCAAAGCTTTTGGACTGATAGCTCATGCCATCATTGGAAGGCTTGCACACAATAATGGGAAGGTAGCCGTGCGCGTTAGTTTGACGCTGCGCAAAGATACAAACTGAGCGATTGATAATGATAAACTTCCAAATTTGCACATGATTGCGGTTGGAAACATTCATGGCAAAATCGCTGGGAAGAATTCTTGCGTACAGAGTAGTCCACTCGTAAGCATTTTGGTACTGAATGGGAGCAGAGCCATCCGCGCGAGGCTGCTTGGCACCAACAAACCAGTTATCCCAATTGAAGGGTTGCTGATTGGCAGCAGGAAGAAGTGCGTCAGGATTGACAGTAGGAATGAAGTAGCCGGCAGTCTGCGAATCTACTTGCGAGCCAGTGCTAGGAGATTCCAACGCTGCTTTGAAATTCATCGAAGCAAACGGGTCTAGATTATCCATTCGCTGCTTAGTAGCAATGCGAGAAAGCAACTCGGTGTAGCCAGCAAATTCACCTTCAATGTGATTTACATCAGGAGACACTCGAGTATCTAGCA